AGGATATTGATGGTAATGATTGGGATGCAGTACCATCTGCTAATAGACCAGAACCACCTCACGAAGAATTTGTTAAGAAGGTTGGTAAATTAACTACAAATGTTAAATTATCTTTGGTTCAAGAGAGTGATACATTTAGTGTATGGGATGCTGTTGATGGTGTGATTGCTTTAGGTTGGGAAAATATTGATGAATATGATGAATACCCAGAAGTTAGACTTTGGTTTAAGTTTGGTGAGGAAATCAAAACAGTTAACGATAAACTATATGAAAAAGATATAGTATTAGAATATAGTAAATAATATTAAATAATATAATTATTATTATGAGAATTAAGAAAAGAGAAATTTTGGAGGCTTTAGACCAAACTAAAACTATAGATAGTTTAAATAAAGCTACCGAAATTGTAAGAGGTCCAGCAACCGCATTTAAAAAGACTGTTGAAGATACTCTTGGTAATGATGAAAAAGCTGAAAAAATTGCTGATGAATTAACTGGTGCCATATTAAACCCTAAAGAACAACAATTAGAAGAGGAGAGTGTTGATAAAGTTTACACTAAGAAATTTGATAGTTGTGTAAAGAAAGTTAAGAAAAGTGGTAATGTAGATAACGCTTATGCTGTTTGTCAAGATGCTATTAAAAAAAGTCATCAAAGAACTGTTAAAGAAGTAGTTAAAGTAAAAAATTTAAAGAAATAACCATGGGAGCTTATAAAAATATAACTAAACGTATATTGATTGAGAATAGGGTTAAAGGCTTATTAGAAAAATATGGCAATACTTTATATCATGAAGGTATAAACGAAAGAATGTATCCAGATATTGAGGAAGCTATATTGAATAGTCAACATTCATTAGCTGAGTGTGGTATATTTCCACAATCTGAAATACCATTTGATATTACATTGATTGGTGATAGATTTAAGGATGTTGTTTTGAATGGTCGTGAAGCTTTTGACGTTAACCATGTTGACCCAAATGATATGTATATGCATATGGGACATTTATTTGAAGAAACTCTAGAAATGGAGAAACCAAATAAAAAAGCATTAGAAGAATTGGCTGTTAAAATGATGATGGAAGAATTTGAAATTCCAGAGGATGCGATTAAATTTGAAGCTGAATTAACTACGGAGATTGATGCACCTAAAAAATCAAACAAGCAGATTGAGGAAACGATATTTGAGGACCATGATGAATTAGCTAAAGGTAATAATGAAATTAAGAAGAGAAGAGCAATTAATGCGTTAATGGCTGGAGCTTCTAATAATCTTGAACATTTATATCATTTTAACCGTAATGAGTTAAAAAATATGAATACTAAATTATTAAATAATTATAAAAAGATTTTAGCAGCAAATGATTTCTTATCTTATGTTGAACCAAAGAATGATGATTTAGTTGAAGCTGGTTCTTGTAATGTAGTTTATGAACGTAAAAACGATAAAATAACACCAACTGTACATGCTAAAGCTATGGCTTTCCCAATATTAATTGGTGAATTATATAGAGGTATTATGGAAGTGTTATCAACACATGGTATCCCTAAGAACACTAAGTTATTAGAATATGCCATGAATAACGCTGATTATGATGGTGCTAAAGTATGGGATGAAAGAATTGGTCCAAAAATGTGGGATAAATTCTGTGGTGAAATACCAAGAAAAGATTTAAACTTAAAACACTTAGTATTTGCTAAATTTATATCTAAACCAGCTGTAGAATTTTTAAGTGATTTACGAGAAGTATTAGGTAAAACTAAACATGGTAAAAATGTAATATTAGAAATACTTTCAGAAGTAAAACAAGATATTGAGCTAGATGAGCAAATTAAAGAAATGAATGATACTCATTTTGAGTTAGAAGATTTCGAATAAATATTATAATATATTAAATAAGACCATCAATAATGATGGTTTTTTTGTTTTTACTAGTATTTACATATTTATTAATAAAAACTTATGCTAACAGCAGTAGAAATATTTGAAGAATATGCGAAGTGTCTAGATAACCCAATCTATGCGATTGAGACTTATTTACAGACATTTGATAAAACGCAAGAAGGTTTTGTTCCATTTAAACTTTTTGTTAGACAGAAAGAAATTGTTAGAGCATATGAGAAACATAGATTTAATTTAGTAACTAAACCACGACAAGCTGGTATATCAACTACTACACAAGCGTATTGTGCTATAAAGATTGGATTTGCGGACCCTAATAACCCTGAGACGATAATAGTTATCGCCAATAAGTTAACATTAGCTAAGAAGTTCTTAAAAGGGATAAAAGACTATGTTAACCAATTACCTAGATGGGTATGGGGTGGTGAGTATTATGGTGATAAAGAAAAAGAAAAGAAAAGTATTTTTATAAAAGATTCTCAAATTGAAGTTGAGTTACCGAATGGTTCTAAGATTATTGCAGTAGCAACATCTGAAGATGCATTAAGAGGGTATACACCAACATTCCTAATTTTTGATGAGGCAGCATTCGTTGATAGAGGTGCTGATTTATATGCAGCAGCTGTAACGTCATTAGGTACTGGGGGTAAAGCAATTTTAATCTCAACACCAAATGGTTATGACCCATTATATTATAAAACTTACGAACAAGCTAAGAGGGGTGAAAATACATATAATATTATAGAATTAAAATGGTATGAAGACCCTAGATATAATAAAGATTTAAGTTGGACCAAAAACGATGAAACTGTAAAGGAATTTGAATTTAGTATTGAATCCTACGCTAAGAAAATAAAAGATGGTTGGAAACCAGCATCTTCTTGGTATATTAACATGTGTAAAAACATGAATAATGATAAGAAGAAGATTGCACAAGAGTTAGATGTATCATTCTTAGGTTCTGGGGGTAACGTAATTGATGATGAATTTATCGATTTCCATGAAAAGAACAATGTAACTGAACCGAAATATGTTGATAAGACTTATTATGACGGTAATAGTGGGTTAATATGGATTTGGTCGGAACCTATTGAAGGTCATGAATATATAATGGCAGCTGACGTTGCTAGAGGTGATGGTGCCGATTATTCGTGTTTCCAGATTATAGATTTTACTACAATGGAACAAGTTGTTGAATTTCAAGGTAAAATACCACCAGATAACTTTGCTGAAGTATTAAATATATACGGTTTAAAATATGATGCTTTTTTGATTGTTGATAATATCGGTGTTGGTAATACTACAACTAGTAAATTAGTTGAGTTAAAATATCCAAATTTATATTATGAAGAAAAAACTAAAGATAATAAAGTAGCTGGATTTAATATCAATGGATGTAGATTACAATTAATCTCTAATTTGGAGATTGCAATTAGGACAAATACAATTAAGATTAATTCAATACGATTAATCCATGAAATGAAAACATATATCTATAAAAATGGTAGACCAGACCATATGGAAGGTTATCACGATGACTGTTTAATGAGTCTTGGTATGGCTTTATGGATATTGGAATCGTCATTTAAAAGTTTAAAGAAAGCAAAAGAACAAACTAAAGCTATTTTAGCTGGATGGACTGTAGGTGGTGGTGATAATTACACTTCAACTATAACAATTACTGACCCAATAACTAATAAGAAAGTAACTAAAATTAATCCAAATCATTCTGCGTATAGAAATGTACAAGACCCTAATGGAGATTATATGTGGTTATTTTCAGGAATGAAATAAACTAAGGAAATTATGGCAAAGAAACTTTATGATAAACCGTTGGTATCTAATAGAAACGGTTCAGCCGAATTATATGCATGGCAACCATATGATACTGAAAAAAAAGTTAATGAAAGAAATGTAAATAGTATCGATGGTGTTGGTTGTAATTTATTTGAGGATAACAATGTATCCTATACTTATGAAATATTATTTGTAAATGGTGCTAATAAACGAATACCTTATGTAGTCTGTGATTACGTAGAATAACTATTTAAATTTAAAAAGATTTAATTATAATATTAATAAAAAAAATATGGCAGATAATAGAAAAACAATATTTCAAAGGCTTAATACAATATTTGATACTAATGGACTTGATTTAACTAAAGTAAATCAAACCGTTAATAAATATTCTATTGGTAATGATGTGTTACTTAAAACACAATCTAAAGAGGAATATGAAGCAGCTAAATTACAAGCACAACAAAGTAAATTTTTAGGAGGTGTTTGGAGGAAAACTGAGAATGAATTAATTCAACATTCAATGCACTATGAAACAACTCGTATTGGTTCATATGCTGATTTTGAATCTATGGAATTTTATCCAGAAATTGCTGCGGCATTGGATATTATGATGGAAGAATCGACAACAGTTAATAGTAAAGGTAGAGTATTAAACGTTTATTCTGATAGTAAACGTATTCAAGGTATCTTAGAAGATTTATTTTTCAATAGACTTGATTTACATGCTAGTTTACCAATGTGGACTAGAAATATATGTAAGTATGGTGATAACTTCTTATTATTAAATATTGATGATAAAAAAGGTATCGTTGGTGCTAGACAATTACCTAACTTTGAGATTGAAAGAAGAGAGGGTGATATTGTTCAAAACCAATATAGTGGAGAATGGACTGTTAATAATGAGGGTGAGGATGCTAAAGTTAAATTCTTTTGGAGAGGTCGTGATATGGAGTTCAATTCATGGCAAATTGCTCACTTTAGATTATTAGGTGATGATAGACGTTTACCATACGGTACATCAGTATTAGAGAAAGCTAGACGTATTTGGAAACAATTACAGTTATCGGAAGATGCGATGTTAGTATATCGTGTAACTAGAGCACCAGAAAGACGTGTATATAAAATTTATGTTGGTAACATTGACGAACAAGATGTACCACAATATGTTGATGAAATTGCTAATAGGTTTAAAAGGAAACCAGTCATTGACCCACAAACTGGTCAAATTGATTTAAGATATAATCAGTTGGCAAATGACCAAGATTATTTCATACCAGTAAGAGATGAAAACGCTGCAACACCGATTGATACATTACAAGGTGCATCTAATTTGGACCAGATTGCGGATATTCAATATTTACAAAGAAAGTTATTTACAGCACTTAGAGTACCAAAGACATTTTTAGGATTTGAGGAAGCAACTGGTGATGGTAAGAATTTAGCTATGCAAGATATTCGTTTCTCTAGAACTATTAATAGAATCCAACAAGCAATGATTGCTGAATTAAATAAAATAGCAATTATACATTTATATATGTTAGGTTTTGAGGATGAGATTTCTAATTTTAATTTATCATTAAATAATCCATCAACTCAAGCTAAAATGTTGGAGATTGAACAATTACAAGCTAAAATGACATTGTATAAAGATGCTGTATCTGAAGCTGGTAATGGATTCATGGGTATGTCTATGACTAGAGCTAGAAGAGATATTTTAGGTTGGTCAGATGAAGAGATTAAAAAGGATTTCTTGGAGCAACGATTAGAGAAAGCGGCAGCTGCTGAAATAGAGAATACATCAGCTGTAATCAAGCATACTGGTATGTTTGATGAAGTCGATGGTATCTATGGTGACATTAATGCTGCAATTGCTGGTGCTAGTGCTGGTGAGGGTGGTGAAGAAGGTGGTGGTTCTATCGGAGGCGGTGGAGGTGGTTCATTCGGTGGTGCAACAG